TAACCCAAGCAACAAACAAATCTACAGGTGTAACTCTTAATACAGAGAGTGGTCAAATTACTATGAACAATGCACAGCTTGATGCTGGTGTTGAAGTCACATTTACAGTAACCAATGATAAAATTGCTGCTGAAGATGTTGTTGTAGTAAACCATGGTTCTGGTGGAACTGCTGGTCCTAAAGACTTCTTGATTTATCAGGATGGTTCTGTTGATGCATTTGGTATTAGTCGTTACTTCACTAGGAATGGTGGACGTAGATATACATATGTTGAGCAATCAGCAACTGGTATAGGACAGACACAGGGTGCTCCTTTACAACCAAATAATAATTATCTATTGAATAATCCTTCAGGAACTAACATGGTTCTTTATCTACCAGACACTGCCGAAACAGGTGATGTAATCAGATTTGTTGAGGTTGCTGGTACTGCTACTTACAACACAAGTATCGTTATAAGAGCACTTAAAGTTGGTGGTGTAGCAACTGCTGTTCAAGGTGATACTACTGGTACTAAGATTCAGTCAGGTGCTGGTCAATTGACTACTGCTTGGGATAGTGGTGAAATGATTGTTCAAACAAGAAACGCATCATTCGGATTAATTTACGTGGGTGCAACAGATGCAGCAGGAGATCCTAATGCATCATCAATTCCAAACAACCTTCGTGGTTGGTGGTTAGCAGAATTATAAGGATATGGCACAATACTATAACTCTATAAAAACGATGAAGACAGCCCGAATCGGTGCAATTATACCGTGGGCTGGTGATGGTAATAAAGGTTTTTTACCATCAAATATTCCTAAAGGATGGGAAGTATGTAATGGACAATCAGCAGATGCTGCTGAGTATCCATTGTTGTTCTCTGAGATTGGTAACACTTATGGTGGTACTGGTACTGGTACTTTTCCCATTTACTCTGGTGAATTTTTCTTTCCTAAGTTGACCAATAGATGTATGCGTGACCTTGAACCAGCAGATTTAAATGAAACAAAATATCAATATGGACAAGGTAATGTTACTGATACTGTTGTAGATGCTGTTGGAACAAAATTTGGTGATTATATAGTAGGTTTTGGTACAACTCAAGTAATTAAAACTAGTTGGTCTGCTAATGCAGATATTGATCTTGCTTTGTCTGATCCTAATTTAAAATTGTCAGGTAAACTCACTAATATGAATATTACTGATCCTGATTTTAATGCTACTATAACAACTTTGGGTAGAAAATTAGGAATTAACCATACTCCTGGTCATAGTCATCCAGGAACATATCAATCTGCAAGGTCACAATTCTTTGGACCTCAGAATTTTACTTCTAGGCAGATGGCTATTTCTGGTAGTACACCTCACCCAACTTGCGGAGCTGTTGTATCACAGAACCATACTTGTGACATACAACCAAGTTTTGAACAATCACCAGATTGGAGTGGTGGTAGAACATTGTTAGCTTATTATGGTGATGACCAACATGAGCATACTTTACCAGATGCAGGTCAATTCCATGATTTTGCTAATGATGCTGGAAAGGATTATTGGTCACAAGTTCCTGCAAATGATTGGCATGACGGTACTGCAACTAGAAATAGTCCTAAAGCAGCTTCTTTTGATTGTGATTTTTACACTACCAATTCTTTTACTAATAATTTTACCTTTACTCCATCAAAAGCTCACCAAGTACCTGCATGGGGAGGATTATTTCCTAGACCAATGATTTTTGGTAATAGAAGAAATTTTTATGGATATGATAAAGGAACATATAATAATTTGGCAGATCATCCAGAAAATCCTGTAAATTATTTTGATGTTACTTTCTCTGGTGGTGATAGTGTTCCTGTTAGTGCAAATGAATTTAGTCTACCAGCAGGAACAGATATTAGAACTGCACATGGTACTGCACCAGATAATTGGTTTCAGTATGATAAGATTCATCCTTGGATGATGGTAGATGGTGAATGTTTTGCAAAAGGAACATATATTACTAGTATAGAAAGAACTGGTACTGATGATACCAACTGGGTTTATAAACTTAAAATAAGTGCTAATACAATTAACACTGCTGCTTATCAAGGAACTATAACTTTCAGACAAGGAACATATGCTAGTTCTTTAAGTAGTTTTGGAGATAATGATCCAAATAGCTCTGCTTTCACATCACATGATCATGGTTCGTTTGATATTCAGATGGGAAGAGGATCTTTAAATGCACCTGCAACATATCCATTAAATGATATAAGTATTGGTTCTGTTAACCCAGATAGCTTTAATGATGCTCTAAATATTATTGTGGATACAAATCAACCAGCAATGGTAGTGGTATTTCTTATTAAGGCATATTAATGGCAAAATTATACTCTCAAGAAAGATCTAAATATGGAAATCTTACAGGTCAGATTATAGTATGGCCAGTTGAGATAAATCCTGATATTAATGCACCATCAAATAAAAAAGATTTGCCATCTGGATATTTGAGATGTGATGGTACAATTTATAATGCAGTTGATTATCCTGCATTATCTGCTATATGTGGAACAGGTAGTAATAATAAATTCATTAGAAAGGATATTGGTGCAACTCCATTACAAACTATTACCGATGAACAGTTTATTGTTCCTGATCTGTGTTCTAAGTATCCATTACCAACACCAGGTGCTGATGCTGGTGTCTATAAAAATATTCGTGTAGAAAATGCTCAAAATGTTGAAGTTAATCGTTCTGGTATTGGAATTGAGGCAACTTCTACATTAGGAACAACTCTTGATGTAACATATTCTGGCACATTTACTGTTCCTAGTCAAGTTATTGATCTTAAGGGTAGACCAGCTTGGACTTGGGGTACAACTGATGGAAAAAGAACTATTTCTGATGTTGTTGATAATACAGCGATTGCAGGACATATGCATTTTGGTAATCATGTAAGGACAAGAATTAAATCAGGTGCTGAAACAGATCCTACATCACCATCAATAGTAAAAGATCCTCAAGCAATTGGTCTAGTTGCCTATTGGAATGCTAGTACAATACCAATTGATGATTGGGTAAATAATAGTATTATAACTGGTACTTCTGGTAGTCCACCTACATATCCAGGAAATTCACAACCTGCATGTAGAGCAATAGCATCAAATATAATAGCGAAGAATAGGCAGTTTTATTTTGGTGCATTTGCTGGAAATATAGACCCTACAGCATACGGTGGACAGTGTTATAATAATGGTAACACTTTACTAGATCAGTGGAGAACTAGATGTTTAATAACTGATAATTGGAATAATTTTCCTGTAAACACAGATCCATATAAAATAGCACCAGGTATTAATTTATACAGTACATCTGGAACTAACACATTATTATTTGGTTGCTATCTTGATTCTATTCCATCACAGCCTCAGCAGTTGAGTGATACCACTACTCTTCCTAAGACTTATTTTCAGGGTGCTCCTGGTGTTCCACTTGATTGGAAGAATGCATCATGTCATGATGTTGTACCATTTAATAGTAATCTAAATACAGATAGTAGCAGAATATATGCTAATTTGTTTAATGAGATGAGTGAAAGTATAGATTTAGTTCAATCAACTGATCCCACATCACACTATCATAAGGTAGATTTGGATAGAGGAACTCATAGTTTTAAATTGGTTACGAATGCTCTGGAATTAAGTCCAGATAGTTTAGAAACAAAATTAACTCTTGCTGTTGATAATGCAGTATCTGTAGATAGTGTAACTTCACCATTCATAGTTTTAGAATATCTAATAAAGATTTGATCCATGACAATAGCACCAAATCCTACTTACAGGAATATTAGAAAGAATTTTTATACAGATAAGGCATCTGATACCACTGAGGTTGGTACTATTATTAGTACCATGAAAGCAGTTACAGATGTTCATGATAATTCATTTATACCAACTAATCCCAGTTATAATTTTACAACAGGACAAATAACTAGAGAAACTGCTGGTAATGCTCAAACAGGAATTAATCCTGAGTATCAGTATCCTGGGTACATATATTGTGATGGATCGGAGTATAAGATAGAAGATTATCCAGCATTATATACAATAATTGGTAGTGAATATGGTGGAACACCAAGACCAGGATTAAAATTGGTGAGTGGTGGTACTGGTTATCCAACAACAGGTAATGTTACCATTACATTTACAGCACCAACTGGTAATGAGACTGATAAAGAAACTATTGAGGCAGATCTTACTATAGATGCTACTGGTGTTATTACTGCTGTAAGTACAACTGCGTTAGGAAAGAGATATTCATCTGATCCTACATTTACTCTACAAAATGCAGGTACTGGTAGTGGACTTTCATTGGAGTTTAATTTTAATGGTGAAGGAACATTAGATGATGTTAAGCAAGATAATGTATTCTCTAAACTAGGAGAAACAAAGAGTTTAGGAACATTTATGGTTCCTGATCTAAAGACTAAAAAGATTGTTGGAACTGGTCCTGTATATGGACCAGGATCTCCTACTATTGGTTTAATAACTGAGGGTGCAGGTGCAGAGAAAGTGGGTGGAAAGTGGTTATTTGATAAGTCATCACAAAATGGATATTTTTCTTTAGGTAGTGTAGTAACAACTAAGTATGAAAAAATAACTGATACTACTGGTGTAACAATTAGTGGAACTCAAACCGTTAAGGTTAGTATAAGAAATAAAAGATTATCTGGTGTTCCTCAACATAATCATTTTGTTTATCATACTGAAGGTGGAACTGCAATACAGTCTCTTGCTGGATATTCTGGTGACAGGTATGCTGTAGAATATATAAATCAAAACTCAAGATTATTTCAGTGGTTTCCTGTTGGAGGTGTTGCATTTGAACATAAACATGCTTTGTTGAAGAAACCATTGCAGAATGCATCTGATGTGGCAACATATGATATAATGGATTGGACTCCAGGTGCTGAAGGTACAGGATCGTTAAAGACTAATACACCTTCACAACCAGCAATTAGTAAAGTAGGAAGTCCTTCTAATGTTAATACTTCTCAGAATACACTTACTTTAACTTCTCATGGATTTTCTACAGGTGATGCGGTATTGTATACTGTTGGTAATTTAGTAGTTGATATTGCAATATCAGAAATTAATGTTGCTAATGATACGTTTACTGTTGCATCTCATGCTTGGAGTACAACTGATTCAACACAATATGGAAAAGGATCCTTAACTTTTCCAGTAACATCTAGTGCTAGTACTGTTAACACAACTACTGACAGAATAACAATTACTGCTCATGGTATGTCTAATGGTACTGCAATTAAGTATGTTTCAACAGGTGGTGATGCAATTGGTGGAATCATTGTTGGATATACTTATTATGTTAGGGTAGTAGATGCAAATACAGTTACATTACATATTACTCCTGGTAATGCAACATCAGGAACTTCCGTTATTGATTTAACTGATAGTGGAACAGGAGTTCAAACTTTTAGTGTACAAGGTACGGTTGTTCCACCACTTATTGATCAAAATACTTATTATATTATTAGTGTAGATGCAAATACTATTAAACTTGCAACAACTTCTGCTAATGCTACTGCTGGAACTGCTGTTGATATAACTGGAACTGGACAAGGAGTACATACATTAACATCACCAGGAACAGCTATTGCACCATTAACTAGTTCAACTAAGTATTATGTTATTAAGGTAGATGATGATACAATTAAGTTAGCATCTTCACTTGGTAATGCACAGGCAGGTACTTCTATTAATTTTACTAGTACTGGTGTTGGCAATTTTACACTATTTAAAGAAGCAGTTCAAGGTGATGGATATTATATGGCATCTGGTGGTGCTGGAGCAGGAAGTTATGAAGTTGTAACTAGTATTCCAGTTCCTGTGTTTAGGAAGTTTAGTAGTAGTTCTGTTATTGGTGGAAGAACTATCACAACTGGTGGTGTACCTGTTGTTGAATATCCAGGTGGATTAATACTTAAGAATACACCTCAAACTGGTACAGGTATTACTTTTCCAAATGATTGGACTACTCTATTAGTTACTTGTTGTGGAGGAGGTGCATCTGGATCTCCAGGAAATGCTGCTGGTAATGATGGAAATCAAAGTAAAGTTGAGTTTGGTGGTGGATTACTTACTGTTACTGCTGGTGGTGGACAAGGTGGTGGAAAGAATACAGCAAGAACTGATGGTGGACCAGGTGGAACTGTTAGTATAACAGGATCAAAGGCAGGTGATGTCATTACAATTTCACAGGCAACAGGAGTTGCTGGATCAAGTGGAACAGCAGGAACTTATTATAAGAAAACTTATCCATCTAGTCCTGGCCAAGCAGGAATTGGTGGAGATAATATTGGTACTCTGTATACTAATGATGGTACAGATGGTCTTCATACCTTTATTACTGATAATAATAATCCTAGTAGCAGTGGCAATCAAACTGGATCTGGAAGTATTGCTCTTGCAAGCACTCAATTTGAATATACTCAGATATTGGTTACATTAGCAGGTGCTACAGGTTCTGATCCTACTACCAAATGTGGTTGTGGTACAGTAGGTGGTAACGGTGATGTAATGGTATTAGAAGTTAATAATCCTGTCAATGGATTTAATGCAACTTATGAAACTGGTACACAGTCTGGTGGAAAACCAGGAGGAAGTGGTGCTTATGGTGCGAATGGTGGAGAAGGTGGAGATAAATGGGGTAGTGGTACTGACGGTGCTGGTGGTGGTGGAGCATCTGGAATGAAAGTTTCTGCATCAATCATCGCTGGAGCAGCTGGTGGTGGTGGTGGAGGAGGAACAGATGGAGAGTCTTGTTCTTGTGGACTGAATGGTACAACTAATAATACTAATGGATGGAATAGTGACACTGCTCAAGAAACAACTGCTAATCTATTTCCTGGTGGTGGATCTCGTGGACAAA